GTTTGATATTTAGATCGGTATCGTAACACTTTATAGCTTAGAGGGACCCATCGATTTATGAACGCATCGCCGGGCGACACATAAGGGGCATAATACCCCCGACTGCCAAACACGCACGAATATGCCAAACACGAATAACATAAGGGGGACAATCGTGCCCCCCTTCAATGTCACTCAACCCAGAAGAATCTCAGTCGGAAGTGTCAACAGTTGCAACCATTTGTCAGCAGGACGCACAATGCCCATCTGAGACATAATGCATTCTTCCTCATTAATACCCAGGCGAAGAGTAGAGAACGAATCTTTACGACCTGACGAAGATTTCCAGACGTTAGATTCAGTCTTATCAGTGTCAATCAGAACCATAGCAAACTCACTAATTTGGTTATCAGTGAAGACGTACTTAATGCACCAGACAAAGTTTGCTTTAGCACCACCAAAGTGAGAAGTTTTGTTACCTGTAGCAAACGAAGATTTATCATCGGACCCATTCAGTTTGAACTCAATCTTCTGCCCGTTGATAACGAAGTCGTAACCCGTAACTTCTTCACGGGTGCCATCAATACCAAGTTGCTTAATACCTTCCTCAATAACTTCGTTGACAATGTACTGCAAAAACTTAGTGAAATCTGCAGTACTCATACTGTCCTTCAGATCCTGCAGAGTTTTACCATAGAGACTAAATTCGTTCTTAATGAAACGATTAACCTCAGCGATCACGAATGCGGTCAGATTCTCCAGAGTAGAAGTCAGAGCAGGGGAGAGAGTGGCAGTCATCTTAAAAAAAGTGTGTTTAGGGCGTGTGTTGGGGTTGTCCCCTCCACCTCTTTAATATACACGAACCGGCGGGGTTGCACAGCGACTATGTGTAGGTTGTACGATTGGCACACAGGTAGAAAAATTGATCATAAAAAAGGGATGCAATTGCACCCCACTAAATGATATTCAGAATTGAATCTCTTCACTCATTGAAGCATAATACTCTGCACAATCTTGAATATTAGTCTGCTCAATTTCATCAGTGAGCACATTCAGAATCTCAAGGATTTGACCTCCTGTTCGACCCTGACGCAGCATACCAAGAGCAACAGATTTGGACATGATTTGAAAAGAAAAATGTAAGGAACTGGTGATGAGTTTAATGACATCATCAGGTCAAAGATTGAATCAATCGCAGGGGAGAGTCTGATGATTGATGACTCGATTGTCCTCATCTTCTACGAATTCCAGCATCATCTCATTCATCCTATTTGCATCGATGTTCTCATCATCCCACCGAACTCCATCACCAGTTTCTACAAGATAGCGACCGATTTGCCCGTGAGTCATAGCACGAACAAACTTATCCCAAGGGGTCTCATTGTCATCACAGAACAAAACACATGCCTTCGCGGTGTTGTACAGAAACTCATCATTCTGCACATAAAGTGCGACATTCCAGGTTTGATAGTTAGCGTAACCGTTCATGATGATTTAAGAAAAGTGAGTGTTAACGAAAGAAAGATTTAGATTACTGTTGCCACGCGGGACGATTGTGCAACTCAGCAATCTCAGTGTTAGTAAAGACTTCAGGAAGTTTGCCTTTGTGAAGTGTTGCCAGACCTGCTAAAGTAGCGGTTTCATAGATACGATCCTCTTGACCATTGATGACCCACCGACGATTTCCAGTCTGCAGATCTGATGCCATTTGAAGAATCATTTGGTCCGTTTCGTCTCAACAAAGGTAGTATGGGTCAGAACGGGGGGAAAGTCAACCCCCCATTGATCAGCGTTGCTTATGCGACCTGAAACTTTCCAAAGTTGAAATTATGATAACTGAAGACCTCACGATTCACCAACTTAAATGTACCAAACTCATTAGAGTAGACATAACCTTCCGAATCGATTCTCTCCTGCCCGATGTATGCCGCAGGACCATGATTGCGGCACAGATAGAGTGCATCACCCTTGATAGATTTCACAAGCGCCCACAACCCTAGCAGGAGAGGATCACAGTCAAAGTCATCATTTACAACGGGACGATTCTCACGGATACATGCATTCAATTGCTTCTTAATCTTCTTTGCTTGTTTATCATCAACAAAGTTAACCAAAGTTGACATCTGACGGGCATAATCGCAAACCTCAGTCAGATCCTCAAAGCACTCTAATCCTTTGTCATAATGACCAGAAAAGATTCGCGTTTCAGGTTTCACAAACTTACAGTAAGATGTATCGGTGATGATGAAACTCATCGGGTGTGCGATTGCATCCCGAAGATCATACTTTGCAGTGTAGTAAGTGTGTGGAGCAATGATGATATTTTGCTCGATTACTGTTGGAAACTTGTAGGTAATTGTGTTGGGAGTATATTCGTCAGATCCACCGAAACCGATAAAATCCCCTTGGAAAATGCCATCTGTATCAGGCAGGCAATCAAAACAATGGTGCAGAATTGTTGCAACTTCACCGACATGATTTTGATCGATTTCCGCATGAGAATGATTGATTTTGATTTTAACTTTGTTGAAGACAGATTTAGTGCCCACAAAGAACTTACCGTTTGCAGGATTCGTACCCCACACGATTGCAGGAGCACCGTCAATCTTGACCGAAAGATGACCAGGATTCAGGAGACAATCAAGGCATGAAAGATCGCCAGTGAGAATGGTATCTTCAGGATGTTCGATGTGGAGATTTTGAGTCATAATAAAAGAAGAAAGGAGAAGACAATCGAAAGGGGGTTTTATCCCCCTTAAGGTTGTCATCCTGCCAGGCACAGATCTGCAGGCAGAGCACCAAGTTTCATAGAATTACGAAACTCAGTTGTGAAGAACTCAGTGCCATTCCAGAGACGAATGAACCACTCAAAGTTCTTTTGGAACACACACTCACCAGGAGCACCATGCTCTGCCAAAATAGCATTCAAACGGGACTTTGTAGTGTTGGACTGATAACCACCGTCAAACAAACGGATGTAATCATCACCAACCTCTGCAATCTTATTACCGTGCAGGTACACAGTGGACTCATTAGTTTCCGAATCGAAGATAACACTAGTGTTACCAGATGCCCAATTCTCATTGTTAAGAATAGCAGCATTCATTTCAGTTTCGATCTTACGCATTGGGGGTGTCCCTCTCAACAAATGTAGTATGGCACGGAGTGGGAGGCAGCACAAGGGGTCTTGTGCCACCTTGTGGACTGTCACATTCAGTCGTTATCAGGGTGATTTACAATTTGGTCTTCAATTTGATTCGCAAGTTCTTCCATCCACTCACGAACTTCATCATCTTCGTATTGTGCATTATTTCGCACAATTTGCATCAGGAAGTCAATCTGTTCGTCAGTGAAGTGATACTGGCGGAGAGTTTCAGTCATTTACGAAGCGGAGAATTGAAATAACGACGGAAGGAAGTTACCAGGATAATGAGAGTCGAAATCACTCCCACAAATCCCAGATAAGTTACAGCGTCACCAGTAAAGTTGAGAGTGTCAGGAGTCATCATTCAGTAATCAGTGTCACCGTTAATGTAATCTTCGACATTAAACTTATCTTCTTTCTCCCATTCTTCTTTGTAATCAATCACATCAAAGATCTCACCAGGAGCATCTTGAATCTCAGACCAAAGTTCGTCAAACATTGTTAAAAACCTCAGGAAGATTGACCGTTAGTGTAAGAACCCAGAATCTGGGAGGAGCAGTGAGAATAACGCACTTCAGCGTAACCAAACTCCTCAGAGAGATCTAAACATACATGCCATGCACGGTCAAGATCATCAACAGTCTCAGATTCGTAAGGTGCGGAAGGAACGTGAACTCTGTAACTCATGAAAGTGATTTGTTTTTGACTCTTTTAGTATTGCAGCAATCGGGGGATTCCGCAACCCCCCTTGTGCCACTTCCTAGACTGTCACACTAGGAGAGAGAAGCACTTCCTTTGCATCCCAAAGTTGCATTAATGCATCATCCAGTTCTTTAATCTTTTCGTCAAATGTTGCATCTTTAGTGATACTGGCACAACGAATTAATTCAGAGCGACGATCCATCAATGCCATGCGAATGCAACCACCGTTGAGAATAACTGCCATTGAATGAATTCCTGACGACATTGATACAATACA